TGAATGGGGATCGTCAATAATAAGTAGATCAGCACCTTTACCAGTTACCGCACCACCTACACCAATCGCAAAATAATCTCCGCCTTGGTTTGTGTTCCACCTTCCTGCAGCTTTTGAATCTGATTGCAAACTAACATTGGGAAACACAGCTTTGTAATCTGCACTGTTGACTAAGTTCCTAACCTTCCTACCAAAGCCAACCGCTAGTTCAGCAGTATGGGCAGTCTGGATAATCTTCTTATCTGGGTATTTACCTAAGAACCACGCAGGGAGCAGGTACGAAGCGAACTCACTCTTGGTATGTCTTGGGGGCATATTGATAATCAA